CTACTTGATAAAGTGTTTACTTTCCGTTTTGGTTTTATCTGTAAACCTACAAAAAGCGAAAACCGCAAACAGATACGAGATAATAAACGTAATTAATAACCGTAAAAACAAGAAGTAAGAAACGGACAAAAGAAAGTAGTACATAAAAGCAAAAGGAGTGCGAAAGCGAAAGCAAAAGCGCACGCCCAGACATAAAACGGGATGTTTTGTGAACGGGGAAAGAATACCCATAACTGTAATGGTCAGTTATTAAAGATTGTCATGCAAACCGTCGCTGGCACTATGGGGGAGCTATATACATAAGTCTGCTACAAAAGCGTGCCATAGGTGCGTAGCTCCATGCAGCAAAAGGGAAAAGTGTAAACTTTGTGCTATAGTTGTGCCCAGTTGCCGACTGCATACCGAAAAACGGATGTTTACACAAAGGTGTGAAAATCTGCCCCTAATGCGAACTGAGAAAGATATATGCCCTTGCGTATATATGTAATCACCAACGCAACGCAGCCCTAACAGTGAAGAAGTGTATGCCAAAAGTGTGCTTTAACGGTAACGATGGAAATTACCTACCACATAGGCGAAAGCGTATGTAAAAAACTGCAATTCAATCGGTTTGGTTGCAGTTGGTGAGCACTCATACACAAGGCGCACGGCTCCGTTGCGCTGTTAGTGACGGGCAAAAAGTTGTACATAGAGTGTGCTGGATAGGTGAATGTCCAGTATGCTCTGATTGGGCTTTAACGCAATCGAAAGCGTGTAAACGTTTTCGGTGGTGCGTTCCTATTTTGGTAGGTCGGGGTTCGATTCCCCGATTGCCTACAATGCGCTATTGCAGAAAATTCCTAAAAAACAGTAATCATGGGAACAATTAGTAGGTATAACAGTGTACAATTTGAGAACTTGAACGCAAACGAGTTGGTAGGCGTAACTTTGGTGTATAAGAGTGTAAACCGTGACGGAGAAACGCATTATTCAGGACTGAATTTTGCCGGTGATGAATACACGCCAAAGGATAAGACACAGGACGAGATTTTCCGCGTGTGGAAGAATGTGGTAGCTACGTTCTGGACTGTGAAAGCGGTGGAAGCTGGGTTGCGTGAAGATAATGGTGGTATTGCATCCAAATTGCGTAGCGGTACACCGGCTGAAATCATAGTGCGTACAAGTGATTGCAAAGTATCAAAGAAGTGGGATGTTGAGGGAAGTGTATGGAGCCGTATTGGTTTGGTGCCTACAAAGAAAGACCTGGATTGTGCAGCGCGTGATTTTAAGAAGAAAATTCATGCTGCTACAAAAGCGTCTTTCGATGCTCTGAAATTCCGTTTGAACTTTGAAGAAGTAGTCGCAAAAGCCGCTAACTATTATGAAATCTTGGGTGTGAAGCATGATGCTACGGAAGCGGAAATTAAAGCTGCATACAAACAAGCTGCTAAATCTGCTCATCCTGATGCCGGTGGTTCCAATGAAAAGATGCAAGAGGTAAATGCAGCATGGGAAGTTCTGGGAAATGCTCAAAAGCGTGCGGAATATGATGCGCGAATGGCTGCATAACTAAAGAACTGGTAAGTCATAACATATATAGCACGTCTGGAGGTGAATATAGGCGTGCTATTTTTATGGGTAAAACGAACGTGGAAGCGTAGCGTGCAAGAAGTGCGAGTCTTTGTTACCCACTTTAATTGTGGCATGTACTTTTGAGTGCGTGCTATTTTTGTGTCTGATTGTAAACCTTTAAAAAATAAAGCATGAAACGAGCAAGAATCCAAAGAACGAGCGTGAAAATCATTTCTACCTCTTGTGCAAATATGACATTCTATTTGCCTAAATCTCAAAATGTTACCGTGAAGCGAAAAACTGTGTATGATTTATTTAAAGCGTAAATCTATGAAGAAGTATGTTGTGGTATATAAGCGGAAAAAGTATATCAAAGTAGCTACTGCAATTGGTAGTAAATTCTATAGAATCTTGGTAGTTATATGCCTGTTGTTTTCCTGTATTGCGATAAATGCCAAAACTGTAAGGGTATTTACAGGAAACATACAGCGCGTGGAGAAGACTATGAGAATAGATGGAAACACTTACTTCCTAACATTGAAAGATGGTACCATGTACCAACTAGAGGATGAGAAGCAATATAGTATTGTATTGGGGAGTTGGAAATATTTCAAGTTTATAATGATTGATGTGAAAGATAATGGCAAAAAAGAATGATATAGCCAGTTTCTTCTACTATATGTGGAATTGCTGGGATGAGCATGAATGTGCTGTTGCTTTTGAAAAAGCCGAATGTGGATGGAGGCATTTATGGAATAAGTATCGTGAATATAATAGTCAAAATGGTCATTATGGAGCGGTAGAAGAATTTTTCGCCAATTTGGATGACAGGAATCAGAACTTACTTGTAGAGCGTGCACTGGAAATGTACAGCGGTAAAAAACGTATCAAATGAAAAAGATATTCAAAGTAATCGTGGGATGTGTTATTGTTATACTAACATTAAAAGCTTGCCGCTTGAATTATGTGTGCGATGTAGTCGATAGCATCCCAAAAGAAATCCGAGAGCGCATAATTACAGAGCATCCCGAATGTGCCAATATTGATTTGTTGGTGAAATTCTGGGAGACTAAAGGAGATTCCCTTGTTTCTGAAATTGCTAAGGAACAAATATATGACTGTGAACTTACCGAGTATTTGAAACTCCATCCTGAAGAGAACAATTAATATCAAGACAATAATGGAAACAAAAGTGTGTAAAGAATGTGGTCAGAGTTTGCCCAAATCAAATTTTTCTAAGAACAAGGCAACCAAAGATGGGTTGGCAAACTATTGTAAGAAGTGTGACAAAGAAAGAAGACGCAAATCCAGTGGGGGCATAACTCAACAAGGAGTAAAAGCTACTCTGAAAATGTCTGACTTTGATGACAACATGTTGTTTGCTGAATTGCGTAGACGTGGATACACTGGAGAATTACGTTATTCCAAAGTAGTAAATATATAGGTATGTACACAAGTTATGGCTGGGAATTGACTAATCTTTTGCAGGGACAAGATGAGGAATATCTGCTTGAAGTGTTAACGGAAAATTACAGACGTTTGAGAGATGTGCCAGATCATCTTATTGTGACATTGCTTGAATACCGTGGTTATACTGGAAGATTGATAAAAAGTGAAAATTAAAATAAAGAAGTATGATACCAGAAATTATTGAACAAATGCGCAAAGAGTTATACGATACTAAATTGTGCATCTCTGATTTCGAGAAGTATGATTTGAAAACTCTTGAAAAGACCAATGAGCCATTTTTTTGGTTAGTGCGCACACACGGAACACATTTGTGTTTTATTGGCCCCAGTGTAGAAAGTCTTTTTTCGTCAGAAAGTAACCGGTTTGCAATTATGAAAGATTCTCATGCTATTATTGCAAGTATTGTTTATTGGGACGATTTGGACTATAATAAGTATTTTTATTGGGATGGAGCACAGCTTCAGAAAGTATCCAAGGATAAGGTTATTTCAATATTCAATAATATTTGGGGAAGCCGGATACATCAACTTTCCATTCAATACCCTGAAGAGTATGCAGCCATAAACAAACCATTGGAATTAAAAATGTCCCCAGAAATATCAGAGCGTGTAAAAGAGGTCAAGAATATTGCTTCGGAATTGCAAGATTCAAGTTTTGAAGATTGCTTGAAAAGTCTACAAAAATGGGTGAGATTTGCCGTTAACCAACATATTGAAATATATGGTGATTTTGCGAAAAATAGCTTTGGATTCTCTGAGGTGGTAAATGGCAAACGCAAAATTTGCGGCGGGATAATTATGTCCCCAAATGCGACTGAAAGACGTTGGAGTATTCATACATAAAACTGTTGTAATATGAAGTATTCAGTAAATCCTAATCTCAATGCTGTTATGAATAGTATTGAGAAACTATTGTTATCCAAAGGAAAGGATAAGCAAGAGAGTATTCAAATTATTAAGAGGTATATAAAATCATTTCCTAAAGAACCGGATTATAACTTGGCACAACATGGAGGTATGCTTGTTTCCCCTTATGATGTGAGAGAATTGAATATTAAATGCGGTTATAGTGCTGTTGTTCAGAACAGAATCTCTGATGGGAGAGTCTGGAATGAATACTTGCTGCGGGTAGGAAGAGTTGCTAAGGAACTTTTAAAAGCAAACGAACTATGAAAGTTATATCAGAAATTTCACTTCGAGATTTCAAATTTTGGAGTGGGGGTGAGGATCGGGCAAAGAACTGTACCGATGAACAACTGGATAAAATTGAATCCATAATGGAGAGTGCTGCTCCTGAAAGTGGTTGGACCGATGATGACATAAATAATTTCTTTTGGTTTGACTTTGATACAATTGCAGACTGGCTTGGATACAAGGATGGAGAACATTTTGATGCAGGAGTTAGTGAAGATGATGTGAAAGAAGCGCAAGATTGGTTTGACGGTATCACAGACACCGAAGATATGATTGATATAGCCAGCCTTGACAGAGAAGACTATATTTCTACAGATGAAAATGGGGAAGAAGAATTTGATGAAGATCTTGTTTACTATGACTTTTCAAATTGGTGGAACAATATGGATGATATTGAACAAGTGAAAGAGTATCGTAAGCACGAGTAAAGTGTTATGGTAGAAATCCGGGTTCGATTCCCGGAACACTACATATATTTGTTGTTTCCATGTGTGTTGTTCGACATGTTTTTGTTTGAAGGGTGGCGCGATCAGAATGTTATTGTTCTGGTTGCGCCTTTTCCTTTAAAGTTAAAGCGAGTTAATATTCAAAAAGTGGACAACTATGGACACCATCAAAAAACTATTCGATAATAAAAACAAAAAGAAATATGCAAAAGGAATTGTTAGAAATAGAATTTCGTTATCATGACAGACCGATAGGTAGCTGCCCAGCTACTTCTTGTAGTAAGACAATTGCCATAGGTATATTTGATACTTTGGAAGAAGCAGTCAAAGCTGGTAATGAAACATTGAAGGTGTTGTCAGAACATTTCCAAGTAAGATCAGATGACCGATTTAAAGTTCGTGGTTTGTTTGGCACTCCAGATAGACTTGTAACAAATTGTTGTTATACAACTAAAGGGATTGCATATTTTGCAAAAATTACTCCTCTAAAATTTGATGATCTCTCTGAAACTATAGCAGAGACATTTAAAGCATACGATAGATACAGACAATATAGACGTGAACAAAAAAACGATGAATAATATGGATGTAATAGTCTTAAATCACAAAAACAAAGTATCCTTGCAGGTACAGCATGTAGATATTGGTAGTTCTATTGATTTGCATTTTCCAAACGAAAATCAATCATTTGATGCTTTTCAGAAACTTCGTGAAATAGGTGTGAGATGTTTTCATGCTGGTAAAAATGCTCCTTGTGGGGCTTCTGTAATGATGTATTCTTATGGTAATGATAATCTTCAACTTCAAATAAAGTAGTAAAATGGAAGAAAAGAAGTATATAAATATTGATAATATGGCGACACGCCTTTGTCAAATTCTCAAAGATGCACGTGAAAGCATGGTTGATGATAAAAATAAGGATTTTATCATGGAGAACTTTTCGGATGAATATCTGGAAGATTACAGTAATGTAATGGCTTGGCAATTTAATTCTGATATGAAGAAATACTTGCATAATCCGGACCATAGGATCTGTGGTAATTTTAATAACATTGATTATGACTACCCTTATCATATTTATGGAGAGGTTACATACGACACACCTCTTGTAAATGCTATGATTGCTAGGTTAGATGCCGGTGAAGACAGCGAACAAGCTAACGAGGACCGGGACTTTCTTGTTGACTGGTTCTTTGAAACTTTTGGAACATGGGGAATATCCTATAATTTCCAGTCAAATATATCAGAGTTCCTTTATATGGAGTTTAAAAACCAACAATCTTAAATCAATGAAAACAATAACATTGCAACTGTACACTTTTGATGAATTGTCGGAAGAGGTACAAAAAGAAATTATTGAGCGTGAACGCTGGAATATAATGGATCAGTGTATGGAGGCTTACGGTTCAGATTATGTAACGTCTCTAAGAACTTTCGAGAAATTGACAAATACCCAATCATGTAGTTGGAGTGTTAATTATAGCGGATACAATTTTAATTTTAAATATAATAATAATCCCATTTTTGAGTGTCCAATAGATTGCAGTAATGATATTTATGCAGAGGAATTATGTGGTAAACTATTATTTCGATATATCAATAATAATATTATGCCATACATTACACAAGGTAGATATTATTCATCTTCAGGCAAATATATAAATGAAAAATACACTTACAAATACAGACGAAGCCGTATTATCAAATCTGTAGGTGATGATTGTCCACTAACAGGTATGTGTTATGATTTCTACTTGCTTGAACCTATCATCAAATATTATAAAACTTGGTGCAGTTATCCGGACAACTTTTCGCTCACAGACTTAATAGAACAATGCTACGACAGTTTTTTCAAATGCTGGCATGAAGAATATGAGTATTGGGCCAATGATGAAAATGCAATCCGGGAGGAATTACATAACAACCAGTATGAGGACAGGTTGTATTATATGGATGGAAGAGTCTATAGTGGACCGTTAGATGATGTTGCATAATTAAAATTCAAAAAACAATGATACTCAATATAGTAAAAAATGGTACAGATTCTTCAAGTATTTTAGAATGCGTGAGAAAAACTTTCAATAACTCAAAGGTCAGTATTAAAACAGACTATGAAATATCTGTTGATATTGAAGTAGTTGGCGAGGGTGGACTGCACAGTTTGGAAGGACTAAAAGAACTGGAAGATTATTTTAGAGACTATGACATCAGGGTTTGGTAATTTTAAGTGGTCAAGAAATGAACGGAGAACAGATAATACCGCCAATTACTGATCCATTAGGGAAACATTGGCAACAACCTCACAGAAGATTTATTGAACTGGACAATACCCATGCACTTATGAGCGAACAAACGTTCAAGGGATTAAAAGAATATTCTACCTCAATACCCACAGGAAGATACGAAGGTAAAATGTGGAAAGGATTTACAAAAGGAGAATGGTATCTTGTATGGTTCGCTCCTGACATAAATCACAACTTACTTCGTATAGAAAGAAGGATAATATTAATAGTGTAAAATAAAATAAGAAAGGAGTAAAATAATGAGTCATTTTGTAGTAATGGTCATTGGTGATGACGCAGAAAAACAATTAGAAAAATACGACGAGAGTTTGGAACTTCCTCCGTATATAAAACACACAAAGGATGAGCTAGTAGCTTTGAAAAGAAAAGAGATTGAAGATTATCGAAACACTGTATATGCAAAGTATCTGGAAAACAAAGAACTTTATAAACAGGGTTGTGAAAATGAAAGACATATAGAATATCTGGAAAACGAGTTTCCTCAAAAGTTACATTGGAGTGATGAACAAGTATATCAAGATGCTATAAAATACAGTGAAATAGACGAAAAAGGGAACGTTATTTCAACATATAATCCGGATGCTAAATGGGATTGGTATGTAAGAGGTGGCAGATGGGCTGGATACCTCTGGCTGAAAGAGGGAACTGAACCATTGGTACCTGTCAATTTCTCATGGGGATGGAGCGAAGAAGAAAAGCAGAAAGTTATTGATGAAAACAGAGCAGATGTAGCCGTAAAAAAAGACATTGCTAATTTGGATAATATTATACCATTTGCTATTGTTAAAGATGGTCATTGGTATGAAAAAGGACAAATGGGCTGGTGGGCTGTTGTGCTGAATGAGAAAGATGACCATATCTGGGAAGAAGAAGTGAAAAAACTATTAGAAGGACTTTCAGAGGATACTATCATTTCGATTTATGATTGTCATATTTAATATATAACAGATTAGAAATGAGTAAAGAGGAATTGATAAATCAAATAATTGCAATAATTGGATCTGATGATAATTTTGATAATCAAATTTCCGATTATGAACATGTTTCAATGTCGCGTCCAGAAGATTTGATTCAAGATAGGACATCGTTTGAACAGATGGTTTTGTACGCTAATGAAATGATGTATAAAATCGAAAATGTGAGAAATTTGGTATTAAATGAAATAGATTAATATTCAAAGTGGAAAGATATGATATTATTTGAAAACCCACCTACTGTCTATTTTGAGAAAGTAGAAGATTATGAAGAAAAATCGACTCCGTGGAGACGGGTTCCTCCTACATATAAAGGCTCCTCAACAAAAAATGGACGTAACAAGAAGCAAATAAGAAAAGACCGGAAACGAAATAAGAAAAGATAATTATGTCACAAAAATCAATGAAACTCCCAAAACTGTATAGGATCATCGTTGATGTCCAATTTGGAGACATGCTGGACGAATGCAATAAACTGTATGATGGCGAAGGGTATGGAACTGTCTTTACCGATGCGAATGGAGATGCTGTTATTGACTATCTTAAACAATGGGATAGTGATGAATGGACTGACGATGATATTCGCAGCGAAGAACCAAGGTGGGTGAATAATGGCACTGATTCCGTACATCAAAAGGATGGATACACCCTTATTTACAACTCAACTATTGGTGGTGTATATATGCTGTATCGTGAAGCAAATGATGCTGAAATAGAATGGTATAATAACAATTGATATGTATGAAAAATGAAACAAAAATAACTTTCGTAAAATCTCCAGAAGAAGGAGAAATATGTGCTGTATTTGTGAATGAATTTTGGGATAGGTTCAAAACTAAATTGACAAGCTATATGCACATCGGACAACACGCCGGTTGCTCTCCTGACATTCTGAAAAATTGGCCTTTAGCTACTGAACAAGAATATCGGTCATTGTTAGAAGAACTTAACACAATAGGATATGAAAACATCAAAATCATTCAATCAAGAATACATTGAGAAAGCGAAAACGCTAATCCATGAGATCCTCGAAGATAAAAAAGAGTACGATGACTGGACTCAAATCTGTTTTTCCATGCAAAATGCAGTACAAGCTGCGGCTAATATATGGGGAATATCATCAGATGAACAGATTAATAAAATGAGATCCTTTATTACAGAAATGGTTTTTACAGAACTTTCAAATCTCAAACAGTTTGACATAGTGTTTAAAAAGAAGGGGGCACAAGTAGAAAGGTCATTAGACACATTGTATTGCTCAAAATGTGGAAGCAGTGATGTTGAAAAGAGGGTATGGGTAAATCCGAATACACGTGAAATCAGATGCAATGATTCAATTGAGGTGACAGATTGCTGGTGTGGCATTTGTGAAGAGCATGTAGAATTATGCACCCTTTCAGAATTATGGGAAATGTTTGGAGACATTCCGGTCAATAACGATGATGAGATTGAAGAAGACTTTCTCAACTTCCCGGCCGGAACCTTAAAGATTGATGTCTGGCATTGGTTTGATGAACGATGTCCTAACAATTTACACGATGATTTAATGTATTTTAAAAACGATGCCGTATAAATCAGAAAAGACTCGTATCGCTGGAACCCAATATGATAGACGAATAAAGCTCACTCCAGACCAAAAAGAATATATAAAATGGTTGAGAGAAAAGCAATTAATCAGTTACTCTAAACTTGCTAAAATATTTGGAGTGAGCAAGCGTCTTATTCAATTTATTTGTTGCCCAGACAAATATTTGAAAAATAAAGAGAGTTTAAAACAACGTAAAGCAGAAGGGCGATACAAACCTACAAAAGCAGAATGGGCAGCAACAATTCGTGAGCACAGGAGATATAAGGAACAACTCAAAAAGAAAGGAGATATAAAATGAAAGATAAGATTCTTACAATGTTCTTCGACATTAATAGATGGACAAAAGCAATTGAGAAAGGCGTTCTGAAGGATATTCGGAAGAGCGAACTTATCAAACTGACAGAAGAACCAACCAGAATTCGCATGGCAGAAGCTATGTTGAATGGTAAATATCAAATAACACCACCACATATTGCACAAATCCCGAAGGATAACGGAGAGTTTCGTACTGTATATGTCAATGAACCTATTGACCGTATAATCCTAAACATCGCGAACGATTTGTTATTTGATTTAATGCCAGAGATGATTCATCCTGCTTGTAAATCTTATCAGGTCGGTATTGGTTGCGGTAAAGTGGTTCTGGAAGTAAGTCACACAATTGTTGACATGAAAAGTGATGGTTATGTGGGCTGGAAATCTGATTTAAGTAAATATTTCGACACTGTTCCTATCCGGTTTATTGACGCAGCTTTTGATAAGGTAGAAGCTAAGTATGGTCACTCTGTGTTAATTGATGTATTAAGAAAATACTATCATTGCGGATTGTATTTCGATGAGAACAACGAACTGCATGAAAAATATCAATCACTTAAACAAGGATGCGCAGTAGCAAGCTGGTTAGCCAACGTGTTGCTATATAGCCTGGATGATGAACTGTCCCAATTGAATGGGTTTTACGTAAGGTATTCGGATGATATGTTGTTCGTTGGTCCGGACTATGAAAAGGCTATGACCATTTTACAAAAGAGATTGGCCGAAAAATCAATGAATTTGAATCCCAAGAAAGTAGAGTACCTGACTATGGACAAGTGGTTTAAATTTCTAGGTTTCAGCATTAAGGGAAGTATGATTTCTTTCTCTCCCAATCGTCTTAAAACCTTCCAGAAAGAAATAGAATCAAGAACCATCAGAAAACGTGGTATTACGTTGAAGAAGGCTGTGGATTCGGTTAACCGATATTTATATAAAGGCAATGGAGAATATAGTTGGGCGACTCAGACCCTTCCAGTATGTAATGTTCGGGTTGATATTAATGAATTGAATAAATTCGTAATGGATTGCCTTAGAGCCGTTGAAACTGGGAAACATAAAGTTGGTGGCCTTGGCTATGTTAAGGATAAGCCGGATGGTTGTGTTGTTAGAAGTATTGGTCGGAACGTAAAGGCTAATCGAAATAAATCTAAGAGTAAAGAAATTGAAGGTTATTTGACAATAGGTTGTATGCAGAATGCTATTTTGACCAGAAGAGCAGCGTACAATACTTTAGTGGCAATATTGTAACTACAATCTGAACACACAGTAAATGAATCCGAGGAACAAGTGTTTAATATCCAGATTATATATTAGGTGCCCCGATTCTATCCTTGAAGGATTACATCCTTCAGTATCTACTCCGGGCACCATATAATCATCTGGATTATATCAATGAAGATAAAGAGATGTGCCAATTGTTATGAGGATTTTTATCAAGTAGCACAGCAGGCAAGTTCAAGAAGATATTTTCATATTCTAAATTTGAATGATTGATCATTTCACCGGAGGTTACAAGGCTATATAGCCTTTCACCTCAGGTTCTACGATCAAGTCATATTTAGAATTATCATAAAAATAAAGTAATGTGCCGATTATTTGAGAACTTGTAAAATAAATGAAATACATCAAAAGTTATCCAAGGAATACATTTGTTTACTGTTCCGGTGAGCAGCTTCCTGGACCTATGAGTCGATAACTCATCTGCTCCAGGAATATCCAACCGGAATACATCTATTGGGTAAAGTAATGTATCAGTATTATGAGGATAACTATTTAGCACAGAAATGTAATTCAAGAAATATCATTTATATAGCTGGTTATATATCAGGAAGGACCGAGTACTAATTGTCCTGGTCCGTTCCTGATCACACCAGCTCTAAATCGAATAAGTATAGAAATGTGCCAATATTTTGAGAATTACAACTTATTACTTAACACAAAGTTTACAGTCTGGGATTTAGTAATTTAACATACTGGACAAGATATGATGCCCGCGTGATGACGGTCATCCTATGTATGACCTAGGATTACGCGGGCATTACTTGATACAGTATATATCATAAACATATAGACATGTGTCACGCTAAATGGGGGCTGTTTTATAAGTAACACAACTTTCATTTATACAAGAACCTTGCGTTTAACAACTATCCGACAATTACGCTGGCATCTACGGTTTTATAAACCTTTATTCCGGCGTATTCTGGATGTTAATATCAGGCTTTTAAAGAAATGTGTCAAAGGTTTGAGTATAAAATCAAAAGTAAACATTATGAAAAATATTTATCAAGAATCAATACAGGCTGTAGAGAACGGAACCAAGTTTAAAGTAGATTTTAAAACACGAAGTTTCAAACTTAATGGCCAATATATTATACAGAATTCGCAGTATGAGGGAGACTTAGGTGTGGAATTATGCGCTTCTCTTGATGAGTTTCTGTCTAATGTAGAGCATTTATATACTCGATATAAACATTCTATTCCATCAACAATGAGTGAATGTAAAAGCCGAAAATACTTTAAGGCTTTGTCTGATAAAGATTTGGAGGATGAAGACATGTTGTTTGGAGTTGGTCGAGATATAGCACAAGTCGAATTGGAATTATACATTCTCTGTCAAATAATATTGGGTATAGGTTGGGATGCTAATAAAATGGGTAAATGGTTTTGGCAAAGCAACAAAGATAGAGATTTAGTAATTCTCAAAAACTGGGTTACAGTAGAGAAATAAATAATCAGACTAAAAATTAAATTATTAATAAGTTATGAAACAGTTAAAATTTGAATGTCCTGAGTGTGGTACCGAGTTTACGCTTACAGCTAATCAAACCAAAGCTAAGGAGCGTATTGAAGCTCTAAAGAAAGCTGGTGTTGATGTTAGTGAGCTTTTTGCAATGCAAAGTGCAGATGGTTTGGATTTTATAGCCTCAAAAAGAGATGGTGTCATTAGTATCTTGGAAGAAGATGATCCAATCTTCCAGGCCATTATAATTCAAGGCACAATTCCTAATCGGCAATTATTCAGACGTTGGGTAATGGCACAGATGTTCCGCATAATTTATATAACTACCAATACCCACGGTGCTTATAAGCCGATTGGAGTTTCAGAGGTGATTCGTAATATGGGATATGAATATCAGTGGAAGATGCTAAATAACGAGTTGTACGCCCAGCACAAAATGATGCAGAATGGTGATGTCGATAATTTCAGAGATCGAAATCGCTGGTTCAACAAAAGAGTGGTATTAGATATGGCAAAAGACTATATCGAGAAACTCAAAAAGAGATTTGAGAAGTTGAAATTGAGAAAATGTAAAGGGGTACCGTATAAACGTATCAACGGCCAAAACATTTTCGTTGATGATTTTGATAAAAAAGTAATCAAGCCATTGTTGTTTGCAGTACATAAAATACAACATGCCGAAAACACTTATGAACTTTGGCATTCGGTGCAGGAGTTCAATAAAAGGCGTATCAAAATGCATTGGGGTACTCCTCAAAATGCAGCATGGCTAGATGCTTACAAAGGAGCTGGAGCGTTCTTTACAATGCAGAACATGATTCGTTTTCATAATTGCGTTATCATTGATGACAATGGAAAAACATTAAGTAAAAACGCGTCCCTTGCTTTTTTGAATAAGAAGGCAAAGTTGTATGAGAATAGAGAAGGTTGGCGTTTGATTGGTATGTTGAAGAAAATGCTAGATGACAACAACATTGATGTGGTTGCTAAAATGAAGGAATGGCGTAAATAACTTAATCAAGGCAGTTTTCATAAACCAGTTTAGGTGCATTGCCTTTGGTTTATGAAAATAAAATTAGAAAGATTGATTATGAGAAACGATATAATATTCAAACGTTCCGTCCAATTTCGGGACGAAAATAAAAACAGTTGGACTGTAGATTTTGAGGTTTATAAGGAAGAATCTACTCGTATAAACCGTGAAACATTGCAAAAATTTAAACAAAGTTTTAGTGTTTCGGTATGTGGAGCTGGTGGTATGAGTGCTGGGCAATGCTACGATCATATAAATCCTCGTACAGAAGGACAAAAGAAACTTTTGGAATTTTGGAACAAATATCATCTAGGTGGTATGTCTGGCGGTACAGTTCGTCAAGATGAATATTTAAACGGTGAGCAATATGTTAACGATTACAATTACTTTGTGGAGTTGTTTAAAACATATAATGAGCATTACCGTGAACAGTTTGATGATATTTCTTTTCAGATTCTTGTTAAGAATTTTAATATTAGTGACGCGGCTATAATACAGGTGAGAAATGTGCTTTATGAGAAAATGAGGAATAATCCCATTCAATATATCCTTGGATTGTCAAACAAATACTTCCATACATCTTCAGACTACAACGTAAAATGTTTCTTTCTTGCTATAAAAGGCTTATATGTAGATAATGGATATAAATATGGTAATGGCTGGTTATACAGTCCGCTTCCAGATAATATTGAAGAGATCATAAATAATATTTGTGACCTTGTTGAAGAAGAAGAAACTGCGTTAACAGAAGAACTGGAAGCGGTTTTTGACATGGGTAAAGAAGGGTTTATTGCCACAAAAGAAATCATCCAGCAAGTAATGGATTTACGTGAATGTGACGAAGATGAAGCCAAACGCTTTGTTGCATTGGGAGTACATTTGGGATGTACATTCGGTGATTTGAATGATACATTTGAAGAATGTTCCTATGGTGAACAACTATACTGTGCAAATGGTATTGATTATTATATTGGCACGGAAGATGAACTGACCAATATAGCTAATGATATAGTACATAAAGATGATGAATATGCGTATTTATGGCGTGAATCTGTGGCGGCTCAAAGAACTACTGATTCATTGAGTGATTGGTTGGATTCAATCATAAATGAGGATGGTTGGTGCTCTGTGCTAAATCATTGGGATGGACGCTATGAGGAATATAAAATTGCCGGAGAATATATTTGTGTTTGTAGGTCATAAAATATTGAATTATCATGGAATATATGGAGCATTCTAATTTTTACGCCATGTGTGATAAAATTAGAAAAATGGAAGCTAGAGAATTACATTTAGCATTGGAAGCTCATGGTGGCGAATTTGTCTGGATTAATGATGAAAACGATGAGGAAGAATTATATGACCCGCCTATAATCCTAGTCAACCTGAATGACGGACCTATGGATGTCGTGATCCATAAGGTATGGTTGAATGACGGATGCATTGAATTATCGGCTTTTGATAACGAATGGGGCAACCAGGTAGATATTGAACTGGAGGATATTGTTCCTGGACACCTTGCATATCTTATAGAGTACATGCCTATCACCGACAAGGTAAAATCTGTGGCAATAAATAATGATTAATATGGGGCACAAAAAGACGATTGATTATTGGAGACACCCGACCAAAAGGGAAATCAAGTTCGGTGAGGGAGCTATTCATTGGTTAACAGTGGATATTGAGAAAGTTCAGAAGTCAGACGGAAGTTTGAAGAAATGGTTTATTCATACAGACGGACTAAGGTACAATCGACCATAGTTAAAGTGATGTCTGTAAAGCAAAGGCTGTTCTAACAAAATAGAGCAGCCTTTTGTGTTAAACAATGGTTAAAGTGGACAACTATTCACACCATATAAAACAATAAAATCTATTCACATTAAAACAGTAATAAATATGCCATTGAAAATTGAGAATATCAAGTTGGCAGGAACCAAGTTTGATGGTCGCGCTAAGTTGTCCCCAGAACAACGTCAGGCTATTCAAATTTTGGCCCGTGAAGGATATAGCCAAAGAAGGTTGGCTGCTATGTTCAATGTTAGCAAGCGGCTTATACAATCTATACTATCTCCTCCTGTTCGCAAGCACTCTAAACAATATCCAACAGAATATTGGACAGAGTTAAAACGGAAGTATCGAAAAAAGAAAATTGATTTATACAAAAATGGAAAGATCAAATTTAATAACAAGCTGAAAAATAAATGAAACGCAAGCGTATCAAGTATGTAGCTAACATTGATTTCGACTATCGTTCAATTACTGATGCAAAGCAACATATAAAAATATTCTTGAAATCGCTTCTTTCGCAAATAGGGTTACAATCAGGAATAGACTATATCGTAACAGCTAACCATTTGCGAATTAGACATGTGAAAAATATTACAGGAAAAATAACTACCACACTTAAAGAGATATTCCCAGTATTCAATTTTTATTGGAAGACTCCAAGACTATTGGTGTGGTTCTAAAATCAATATTAATAATAATTTACAAGTATGGAAACGTATTCTATTTCGGTTTTAGGAGCCGACAAGAAACAGTATGAAATCGCAGATTTCAGAGCAAGAGGTATGAATTATGCTAATGCTATTGGTATTATCGTAGAAACAGAATTTATGAGTCGTGTTTTGGCGTTTGACACTTGGCAAGAACAATGGGGAAATACTGATAGGATCTTAACGGAAGAGCAGAATGAATCCGTTGCTATGCAAACTTTCTCCGGACTTGATCTAACCAAACGTATTGTAGAAGCACAAACTGATATTGATGGAATGACTGCCGCCAAACGCTGCTGGAACTATCAAAAAGGTGGCCTCCAGTGGTATTTGCCTTGTTTGATGGAGCTAGGAGTGCTTTGCGCATATCATGATGAGATAAACAAAGCAATGAAAGAAATTGGATGTCCCGATGAATGTTTACTTCCTACAGAAGATTCTGATGAAACCTGGGTTTGGAGTAGCAGTGAGTACAGTCAGATCGGCAGCTGGAGCGTCTACTTTAGTAATGGCAACTTCGACCTCAGCAGCAAGTACAACAGTTTCATGGTGAGAGCGGTTGCAGCATTTCAGCCTTCGCCGAGCCTGTTGACAGGCGAGGCAAAAAGTAACGATTGTCTGCATAGTGACGAAGCTCTTATAAACATGTTACGTGAACGTGGTTATAAAGGCGAATTGACTAAGACCTTGACTATTTAATATTATCGCCACCCATATTTGATATGGTATGGGTGACAGAATATTTTTGACACATGGAAACATTTAAAAAGATTATAAGACAATATGCACAAAGCGAAGTGTGTATGGGAGAATTGTTAGCTAATATTTCGGCAGATGGCATGTCTATTGAAGATGCTTTTGAATTGTATATAAAAGCTATGAACTATGCTGAAAAAGATGAATTTTATCAATTAGCTGACGGAGAAGTGAAACTATTAACAGCTAAGAGTGAAGATGACAAACAACCTTTAAAACAATTGTTAGATTCGCTAAATATGTCCTAATATATAAAATTGAACATGAATAAATACTATTTTATAAATATTGGTGCTGAAGTAATATGGCACCCTGAAAATAGTGACGAGCAGAAAGTTGTGCAAATATGCACCTCGGTTTCTTATCCTGTTGAAAATGACACATTAGTTTCTCTAATTTTTTCTGATAAAAAAGGGAGTGTAAAAGTAAAGGCCGACGAATTAACTCCAAAATTGACTGACTTCAATCAAGGGTACTGGTGCGCACTTCAAGATGCAATAAGTAATGGTGCCTCTGATATGGTTATTCAGGAAATGCTACGCAGTGCCGGATTTACATACTGGGAATGTTACTGGCATATACAAAATTCTGATTTTCAGTCAGAAAAAATATGGTCGATTATTCGTGGGATGTTTTGCCAAAATCCAGATTATATTGATTGGAATGGTGCTGATTATCCAATAAAAACGGTAGTAATCTTTGAAAATACTCCTGATGAAGAAAAGGTGACTGTATCTGTAGAACGGTTAGCGCGACAATTATTAGATGATATGGGTAATTGGAGTACACGAGAAGCAGAATTTGTAGATGAACAGATTTATTTCTATCTGGATGAAGATACCTTTAATATGCCTGATGAAGATATTGTAGAATACTTGGAAAAACAATGAAATTACTTTATATAGATTTATTTTGTGGTGCCGGTGGAACCAGCACAGGGGTAGAAAAAGCCCGTTTAGAGAATGAACAATGTGCTAAGGTAATAGCATGTGTAAATCATGATAAAAATGCGATTGCAAGTCATGCTGCTAATCATCCGGACGCTCTTCATTTTACAGAAGATATTCGTACACTAAATTTATCTCCTTTAGTTTCCCATCTACAAAAATGCAGAGCTGAATACCCTGAAGCATTGATAGTTTTATGGGCTTCGTTGGAATGTACTAATTTCTCGAAAGCTAAAGGTGGTCAACCACGAGATGCAGATAGTAGAACACTTGCAGAGCACTTGTTTCGGTATATTGAGGCTATTAACCCAGACTATATTCAAATTGAGAATGTAGAAGAGTTTATGTCATGGGGAGATTTGGATGAGTACGGTAAACCCATTAGTCGTGATAAAGGTAAATCTTATTTGAGATGGCTGGATAACGTAAGGTCTTATGGCTACAAATTTGAACATAAAATATTAAATTCAGCAGACTATGGAGCTTACACTTCCAGGAAGAGATTTTTCGGAATATTTGCGAAAGGGAGTTTACCTATTGTTTTTCCGGAGCAAACCCATTCTAAAAAGCCAGACCAAAAATTAAAGAACTGGAAGGCAGTACGAGATGTGTTAGACTTTGATGATGAAGGAAAAAGTATTTTTGGTCGCAAAACACCTTTAGTAGATTCTTCTTTATTAAGAATTTATGCAGGACTTATTAAGTTTGTAGCAGGTGGAAAAGATGCCTTCATGGTTAAGTATAACTCAATGAGTAAAGCTGGAAAGTACAATGCTCCGGGAGTTGATGATCCATGTCCAGTAATATCTACTCAAAATCGACTTGGGGTTGCTTGCATAAATCGTTTAAATATCCTAACCGGAAAAGCATTTATTTCTGTTCATTATGGAAATGGATTTTGTAAATCTGTAGATGAACCAGCACCAACCGTAACAACAAAAGACCGATTTTCATTAATTTCTTCTGTATTTATTGACCAACAATACGGGAACAGTAAGCCTTCTTCGCTGGATAAACCACTAGGCTGTATCACTGTTAATCCCAAATATAGTCTTGTAAGCTGTAAACCTTGGATTTTAGATACAAATTTTAAAAATGTCGGCACAAGTATAAATCAACCGGCACCAGTAATTACTGCAAACCGTAAATGGCATTACTTGATGAATCCTCAATTCAATTCTGCTGGCGGATCAGTAGATAAACCTTGTTTTACGTTAATTGCTAGAATGGATAAGATGCCACCATATTTAATTGAAGCATCTAGAGAGGGAGATCTACCTAGCTTTATTAAGATGTTTTCAGGAGGACTGGTATATGAGATATACGACACAGATACCGATGTAATGAAAAAAATAAAGGAATTCATGGCCATGTACGGAATTTCCGATATAAAAATGAGAATGCTAACGATTCCAGAGTTGAAACGTATTATGGGATTCCCGGAAGATTATATGCTAATAGGAACAAAAGCAGAACAGAAAAAGTATATAGGCAATGCTGTAGAAGTTAATATGGCACGAGTTCTTTGTGAGGCATTATGTAAAATATTAGTAACAACGCAACGTAAGGTTGCATAATTTAACAACAATAATATGGAAAATTTAAAATTTAATGTTGGGGATAATGTGAAAATTGTCTCTAATGATTTGCAACCGGCAATGGTTGGTAAAATTGGTCGAGTAAAGAAAGTGTATCCGTCATTTTCTGAAGATTCAGATAACAATATTCAGCCTTCTTACTTTTATCGCGTTGAAGTTGGAGGAGCTGTTTTAAAAGGAATTGCAGCAAGCAGTGATCTGGAAAAAGTATAGAAAAATGATATGAAAAAATACCGAGTGACGATTGACCTGGATGCTTTTGAAATAGTGGTTTCGGCTAATAATAAAGCCGAAGCCAAAAGAAAAGCTATCGAGAGACTTCAAAGAAAGAAGATCACTTCCCTGATTCGTAAATCTTGGCCTGACAATAAGAAAGAGGTGTATGTTGATGAGGAATAATTTGAGAATCAAAAGGAGATATGAGCAAAGATAATATTACAGAGCCTGTGAATACATGGGATAATTTCTATCAAAGTCGTGTCTGTAACGACAGTTATGTGAATGTCTTTTGTAAAAAATATAACCGGTTTATAGAAGAAATAATTATCAATATACAACAAATATCCTACGACCTGAAAGCACCCCTTATCTTAAAGGAGGAAGGATGTGGAATAGGTACTGTAAGCCTTGCTATTTCGCAAATAGGAGAGAGGTTGTTTAATTATTTTGGATTAACAGGTGCTTCTGATGCAAAGAAAATTTCAAAAGTTATCTTCTCTGACATCAATATTCCTATGTTGGAGCTATGTTGCAAGAACACACTCTCAATATCCACGGATAATTACTTAGGAAAAGTCCCATTGTTTTATGTTAAAGAGAATATTTGTGAACCTAAGTTTTTTGAATCATCTACAGTAGTGGTAACACATGGGGTCTTGGAACATTTTTCTGATGTAGATATAACAAGAATCATGTCAACATATAACAATGATAAGGTTTTGTTTCAAGCTCATTATGTTCCAACTAGCCAATACACGTCTCCTTCTTTTGGAGACGAACGTTTGCTGCCTACAGATTACTGGATCACATTAGTAAAACCGGATTATTATCTTCTTGATAATAATGGTAAAGATTTGTATATGTTTAAAACTAAACCGGCACCGACAAGAAGATAAGAGAGTCTATAAATGATAAATTTTGAGAACATGGCAACTAATGTTAATAATGCGGAAAGATTAAGAAGTTATTTTCTTTCTCACAAACAAAGGGAAAATATTATCAATGTATGTAGAGCACGCCCAAATTGGGACGGTTGTGACTATTGTGACTTATATTCAGGTTCAGGGCTTCCATGTTGGAAGCAAGATGATAAACATAATTGTTGCAAATTAGAGGAAGTCAAAACAAAAAACAAGAATGTATGAAAGAAAAATCAGAAACAAAAGATTTAGCAATGACACCTAAAGAACAGGAAATGGATTTGCGTAGATGGTGTGTGGAAGTATCGGTGAAAATCTGTGATAAAGAATCCATCATTGAAGTTGCCGAAAAACTGTACAAATGGATTACACAATAGAAAATGACGTAAAGTCAGGTAGCAATAGTTGTGCACGCCCTGACTTTAAACATTAGTCTAATTCAAAAACAACATGTCCTTTACCAGCAGCAGCTATGTTAATTAGCTCTGATGTTAATTTGCATCCTGCATTGGTACAAATGAGAGTTACGTTATTCTTTGACGCAGCCATAGCAATGTTGATTAGTTCTGAAGTTAGTTTTGATTTACAGTTAATCTTTACACTTCCACCTGCGTTGAGGATGTTGATAATTTCACTAGTTAATTTCATAAACAATAATTTTTTAAATTCGACAGTTGTAAAAGTAGTAATAAAAAACAAAGGGCGCATCCATTTCAGCAATAATTTTAAAATTCGACACTTTATTTTTATTAGGGTGTGCTCTTTAACTAATAAATGTATAGAAATGAAGATAAGAATAGGAAAATCTTTTGATAAAGAAACAAATGAAGTCTTTTATCAGCTACAATTTAAATTGGATGGAGAACGGACCTATAACGCATATTCTTATGATGTTTTTAAAGAGGAATCTGACGCAAAAGAAGCTCTTAACAAACATCTAAATGGTGAACGTGAATACACTTATTTTGTGAGTGCTGAAAAAGTTAAAAGAACAATCAAAGGGAACCGCGTAGATGTGAAAAAAGTATTAGCATTTCATGTTATGTCAGCTAAATCAGATTTACCAGGTTCTCGTATCTGGGTGAAAATTAACTAATAAAAAGATAGTAATAAATATGGGAACATTTATTTTTAGACTATGCATTGATAATACACTTTGCTTAGTTACCGCTTTTGATAAAATAGAAGCAGAACACATGTTGGAGAAAAACAAAGGCATCATCTCAAAGGCCGAGTATTATTTTGTTGGGGTAACGAGCGGGGTGATTACTATTAGTAAAGATGGAAATTTAACTTATTAAATATCGGAAATGAGTAAAAAGAGATTTACAGATGACCGTAAACAGCTTTTAATACGGTATAAGATAGATGAAAAAGGATGTGTTTCTTTTATAGACCCCTGCTGCGATGAAATTCCAGTTTGCCTTTTCGGTAAGATAATGGAAGCTATATCAAATGTAGAACAAGAATGGAATTGTAGAATTGCTAATAAGGTCGACTCTCTTCTGCCTAATATTACATCCGAGAAACCAACACTCAGATAAGAATAAATATGAAATTCTGTGATTTACCGATTGATACTCAACAACGATTAAATTGCGAACGATTGAATTTACATAATCGTTCAATTAATAGTGCATACGAAGTGCTATTGTATAATCAACCTGGTACTCGTTATTTTCATGCAAGACGTCATCAAAATTCGTGGTCTGATGATAAAGGTAACTATATGCCGTTTGGAGGTGGTTCTGAATGGACGCTGCAATATGGATGTATAGGTTTCTCTCGTAAGAAACAAGTAATGGGTTACGATTATGAATTATGTCGTGGCAAGACCTATTCTAAGTCTGCAAATGGGACAATTATTCCAGCTTCCGTAAAAACAAAGAAGGAAGTTTTGAGTATAGCAAAAGCGATTGGAATATTGAAAACATTGGTTTAATTAAAGTTGATATACAATATGGGTAAAACAATAGTTAATGAAATCGAGAAATGTACACAATGTCCGCATTGTACAATTCTTCCAGACCCAGAACCGTATGATTGGTTTTGTGACGATGACGTAAAACTCTTCTGTGAAAAATAAAAAAGGACAGTAGCCGCTGCACTTCGACCCTACGAAAGTGACGAAGTTGATATTCCCAGTGATTGTCCTCTGGAATAAAATATAATAATAAGAAATATGAACGAAACATTGGAACAACAAATTAAACGTCTGGAATTCTGTCGTGATTGCATTGACCAGTCTTATAAAGCTGGGAGAGATGAATACAATCGCCTTGAACGGATGATTGAAGAATTGAAAGAAAAACAAAAATAAGAAAACACATAGAAGAAAGAAATGATTATGGAAGTAAATAATGGAATAATAATTAATGGAGTTTTGCATGAGTTTGTCATACCGAGCGAATCCCCTTGTTTAGAGTGTTCTTTAAAGAATGAGTGTGGTACTTATTTAGGTGATAGGTTGTATTCAGATCCATGCGATGTTTTTAATTCATGTAGTGGAATATTTGTAATACGTGCCAAAGTAAAGATAGAAACGGAGGATTAACTATGGGATTTACAACACCTGTGTTTATACTCAAAAACACACCGGAGCTTCGAGATAAGTTAGTTCGTTTAGGGTATAAAATAGGATATGAAAGGTATATAAACGATGATTTTTTAGCGACAGACAATGATGAGATGTTTGGAATTGATGTTCCATATCCTCCTGAACAATGTAATGGGTATATTCATTGCGGAACTAATGAGGCTTTGTTCCTTGCCATAGCCGCATTGAGAGACGATACTGACGATTCACAATGGTTTGTATATCCTCCTGAAAATATTTGGTTTATATGCGATGACGATGACATCAATTATGCACGAGAAAATATTAAAGATAGTGTACAGGCGGCATGGTTCCATTGTAGTCATAAGGCAACGGTGAAAGAGCTTATAGAACATTTTAAATCTGTTTAGAGAAATGAGTTATGATTTTTTAGGAGACATAGATCGAATAGGCATGGATACCTACAAGCAAGGTGAAGAAGATGCCAAGAAAAGAGCTATAGAAATTCTGGCTTCTGTTTTAGAGAATTGGGTACATGGTGGTGATGCAGACTGTATCATTGCCGAATTTGAAGAAGAACTAATGAAAAAATGATAACGATATGGCACAGTTTACAACACAAGTTGCAACAAGCATAGAGCAGTCGCAACAATTAATAGAGCTAGGTGTAAAACCTGAAACAGCAGATTTGGTATATCGCTGTACAAAATCAAGCACTGATTCATTGGAATGGGAACTACAATTGTGTCCACCATCACTGGAAAACATAGACAACAATGACATTCCAGCATGGAGCTTGGTCCGGTTACTTGAACTGCTTCCTTATGAGATTCCTTGCGACAAACCAAATGTTCTTCACCATCCAGAATTGATTAAGTATGAGGCTGGATATAACTTCTCCGTATGTAGATATACCGTAGATTGTTTTGCCGGTACCCATATCGAGAACAGCCCTTTTGACAGTTGTGTGTCTATGATTAAGTGGCTTATTGCAAAAGGGTATTTTAGTAAAGAATATTTGTCTAATACAGATTAAAAAAGAAACGAGGATACCTGTCACGTATCCTCGGAAAGACTAGTCTTTTAGCGATAATGACACGGTAGTCTTCTGCAATGTTCTGTCACGTGTTCCCATTTACCAAACCGAAATCTGTAATAGGAACGAACATGCACAGGTTTATCGCCACAACACTGGACTGTTTTGCAGTTTTGAGACAGAGCCTCATTCTAACAGTTCTAAAAAGAATGAGGTTGTCTATTAAATATGTTAAACATATTTCTTAACCCTAAGTTTGCCCTCTGATTTGGTTTATATATCAAAGATGCTGAAAGGGGTTACAAATATACAACATTTAATTTTTTGATAGAGAATATGAATAAAATTAGCATGTGTGAAACTAAATAAAAAGGAGTGCGATATTCCGCACTCCAGCTAAGATAAAAATAATCAATTGTAAGAGGTCTTGCCTCGCTTGACCACCCGTGCAAATTTTGTGATAGCCTTGATTAAGGCTGCTGATTGTCGTAATACTTGGGCAATAGCATACAGAACAATAGCAACCCTTACCTCTTGGTAATCAACGGAATTTGCCATTAAAAGAGTAGCCAACATGATATTCATTATCATAGTTGGCTACAAATTTAATAATAATGTGTATAATCGAATATAATCGTATTTAAATAAATGAACAAAGAAAGGAAAGGTAGATTCAACGATGTTATTAGTTCCCTGGAAGAAGCGAAGGGAGAAGTGGAGGACATCTTAAATGAAGAACAAGACTCTTACGATTCTCTCCCAGATGGCTTACAAATGTCTTCTAGAGGAGAAAAGATGCAGGACTATATCGGCTTGATGGAGGACTGTATAAGCAAGATAGATAAGGTCGTTGGGTTTGTGGAGGAGAAAATTATAAAGAAAAAATAGGTATTATTTGTGTATATCAAATACATTGCTTATTTTTGTTGTATTATTAACTATAAGAACATGAATAGACAAGAATTTTGCCAAATAATTGCAGATATACGAAAGCAGTCTACCATTAAAATGAAAGATATTTGTTTTCAAATGGGGGTTATGCCTACTGCTATATATCGTTTAGAAAAAGGAAGTAACAATTTTGAAATGGGGAATATGATGTCGTATATTAAAGCACTACAGCATATTCTTGTAATTGAGAACGGCCAACATTCATATCGTACAAATGATGCACAAGAATTAGGAAGTATATTAGCATTAATTCGTAAAGAAAAAGCAATTTCACAGAGAGCTTTGGCTGAAAAAGCAGGGTATTCTCACCTTACAATTGCGAATATTGAGAGAAAAACAACTACTATTAGTATAGATACATTACTTAAAACAGTAGATGTTCTGGGATATACAATTAATATCGAAAAACAATAATTGCTATGGTTGCGTTTATTTGTGTTATTATTTGGATTATAGTAACACCTTGCATTGCTGTTATATGTGGGTTGTCTTTAAAAAAAGAAAAAAGTCAACGTATTTCGTGGAAAAGATATAGTACATGTATGTTATTAGTGTCTGTATTTACTTTTTTCCTTTTGTATATGTATGACGAACATTATGAATTACTGTATAAGTTTTTCTTAGCTATTGGGGTAATTGGTATCGTTATTTATGCTTTGGGTATATCGTTTTTTAGATCTAAAAGATGATTGTCTGGCATAAGAACTGGCATATTATTTCTGATTTCAATACCTTTTTCATAACCGTCTTTCTTCTTTTTTTCTATTCTATAGAAAACGATTTTAAAGAGTATGGAAGAACCTAAAAATGCAAAATTATTCTTGGCATTAAAAAGCAGATATGCCTTACACAATACAGACCGTTTGGTAGAGTTCATATTGGATAAGCAGAAGACATCCTTTGATTTTATTACTGAGATTATTCCTCAAATAGAAGAAGAGAATAAAAAAGCTCCTAAACTTTTCAAGGTAACTGTTGATACGGATGTTCTGGAAAGGTTACGTGCAAAACAATCATGTAAGGGGAAATACCCCCTTAATGATGCGAATATAGCAAATGAAGTAAGGCTGATAGAAGTATATCTAGCAGATAAGGTTTGGGACCTTGTTGGACTAGCCTATATGGACCAACGCTAAAATTCTATTATATTTCCAGCTATTTTAGGGTTATCAATCATTTTCTGAGATAATTCTAACGCTTTATCAATATGATATTGAGGAATTCCATGTCGGCAAGATTCAAAAAAAACTTGCGGACATGTGGAAACGTATGTTTGGCACCCAACCCAAATTCTCTCTTTTTCATGAGGGGTTACTTCAGGGCCAAAAGTTCTTGTTACAACTTTTACTAATAACTCAATGAGGTCTTGCTTTTCTTTTGTATTCATTGTATCATCAATTGGTTTGATTGCAAAAATACAAAATATTGATATTTAGCTATAATTATAGCTGATTAATTTTCAAAAATACATCAATATATAACTATTTCTTTTCTATTTTTCTTATCTAAGCTGATTCTATTAGAATAAATGCTGCAACAAATTTGTAACTAAAAAATAAATTATTACCTTTACCAGACAAATTGGAAATGATTTTGTACATTGAACAATCCTGTTAATTATGTCAGTCTGTGTAATTAATTCATAATAAAAATAAAATAAGCTATGTACCCACACGATAATATTTTTAGTATTTATTACAATATAGGGAAGCGAACTCCATTCTTGGTTAAACGATGTGAGTTAGGGTTAGCACGTTCATCCAGCGAGGAAAGACGTATTGACCCAAATCAAGATAGAACCTTCTTAGTCGAAACTGTAAAGCCGCGTGGCAAATATGGTAAGGCTTATGGCAAGTGTTTTGTAAATGGTAAGCCTGATGATACATATAGGCAAGAATGTTATCCAAATATCAAAGACGAAGAAATCCCTTGCGCCGGGTGTGGCGAATGGGTCTTGATTGATGTTCCTGGTGTATCGCTTGATGAAATATTTCCCATTCATAAAGCGGATGAGATACTTATGTTTGGTAAATATAAGGGGAAAACTTATGGTGACATTTATAAGATAGATTATCAATATCTTCATTGGCTAGAAAAAACAGATAGGCTTTTCAAAGTTAATTTTGAGGAGCTTAAACAATTATATCCAGATGTCGAAAAACAGGAAGATATATCTATTGCAGACCAAGTAATTGATTTTGGGAAATATAAGGGACAAAAGTTTCGTGACATTAAAGATGATATTTCTTATCTTGAATGGCTTGTCTCAATAGACAAAATATCTATTGAAGATTTTGAGTTGTTGTCCACGATATAATACCATACAGTTTTGGCTATAAACACTTTTAACACCCATATTTATATGAATAAATTTTTATGCTCTCTTGTATTTGTGCTTTCTTTTTCTTCAGTCCATGCACAATCTAATGATTCACAAAAGGAAATACAAACACTTGTCCAGAGAGTCGATTCTCTTGAACATGAATTGTCATACCTTAAATTGACTTATGAATTAAATACACTTAATTCCGACATAACAATGTTTTCAAACGAGGTGTACACCAAATCTATCGCAATTCAATTAGACCTCTATAATCGAAATTTTAATTCCAAATTAGGTGATGCGTATCAACAATATTATGAAACATGCCAACGTAAGAAACAATCAATTTCTGAACTCATTGAAGCTAAGAAAACATTATACTTAATTAAAGTTATAACATATCCTTATTCCGAGAGTGAACTAAAGACGTTAAAGGCAAGTTATAACGTAATTAATGATGCGTATGACTCGTTAGGGAAATCAATGGAGTTACTGGAAATTGTTATTGATACATATAATAAGTTTTTGTAACTATTTAATTTCGGCTTATTCGATAAGTTGTGGAATTCCGAAATTGGTGTTAAAAAAGAATTTTGTCATTCTGGTGTAATAACTAAAAATAACAACCATTCTTTTTCCATCTTTCCTATTCTATAGAAAACTGTAGTTGTCAATATCAGTACTTTGGTATCTGGTATTGTATCTATTTAATATGATATTGTTATAGACTAAAATTTTGTTATATGAAAGCTATTATTGAAGCAAAAAAATATAGGGACACTGATTCTTCGTATATTGTTGTCGAGATACGTTTTTTGTGTGTTCCTATATTTTATTATAAAAAGCAATGGGCTTGTTAGTCGATTTTTACGAAAGCATTTATATTTCCTGTTATTGTAAGATATGCTCCTTGGGTATGACTCCAGTACACTGCGGTTAAATGTTCATTGTCTATTTTATCTATAACAACCATCTTTATAGGATCAATGGCATTGACAATTTTTACGCTGTCTCCAATTTCTATATTCATAATGATAAATATTTATTAATCGTTTCAGCAAAGATACTGCTATTTATTGATAATTGAATACAATTGTAGCCAATTAATTTTCCAAAAATGTACTTGGTTTTCTAAACTAATTCTATCCAGTTTCAACTATTACTTAAAAAAGGCCGGAGATATATTCTCCAGCCATACAGATAAAATTCATCAATTTGTAGAGTCTTTCTGACTCCTTTTGGTTAGTCCTGCAAACCTTGCGATGGCGGCTGAAATAATATCATAAACCAGAATAGCATAATTGATCCATGATATTCCAGGCGCATCGGCGAGGTTTGCTACTAAAAGGGCAACCAACATGACTAATCTTACCATGTTGGTTACAAAATTACATAAATCGTTGATAATCGTATATAATCATTTATAAATATGACAAAAAACAAATTATCTATTGCGCCTCCAGATAAGAAGAAGACTTTGGAGGCGTTTTTTCGTTATTATGAGTTAAGCCGTTTATTGTTCGGTCAAAAGCAAAACGAAATATATGATGTCACGGATATTCCAAAGACAAATAAGTTTTATGAGTTAGCGAAAGAAATAGCTAAACAATTAGAAATTGACTGGGAAAATATGACACATGAAGAAAGTAATCGTGTTATGTTGGCCTTATTGGAAGATTCATTTAATCTTATACGTGATATTGAAGACTCTAAATCTATAATCCTTCAAACTAAAATAGTGATAAAGAAATGAGTGATGCACAGATTTATGACTTGTATGCTCAAAAGATTTCGGATATAACCAATATTCCATATCCTTATATTATTGCATTGAGAGATAATGGTTTGTTGAATCAGAAAGAAGCAAGAGATAAGTTAATCCGACATGATTATTGGAAATTGATGAAAACAAACAAATTCACACATAACCAGATACTTGAAAAACTTTCTGGTATATATGATGTCAATAAACGTAAAATTTTATATGCGATAAAAGTTAAACCCAAGCGCGTATATTATTGTAGGCAATGTGGACTCCAGTTATCGAAAGTCAAATACATGCGGAACGATGGTATATGCGATAAGTGTATTTCTAAACAAATAAAATTATAAATTATGGACAATCTGTACATTGAAGCGTATAAGTTCTATAAGAATGACTACGCACATGGTTTAGTATTATTTCATATCCAATCTCATTTTGAGGCTTATGAAGATGATGCTATTCAACTGGGGGCAGTACTGAATCTCCCAGTATATCTGCAAGAAGGCGTGAAATTCTGTAGTTTCCCGGATTATGAACTTGAAAACACCTTGTTGTTCCTTGTACAGATTGGTATCTCGGTTAAGACTATAGAATATCGAGATGAAAATGGGGTATTCGCAATACCAAAAGTGAAACAAATTTTGGATGATATTGAAGCTGATTATTGACATTTTCGATATACTAATAGTGATTTTTGTAAATATCTGTAATATAGTCAATTATATTAAGTATTATATTTAGTTTTATATATAGCTAATTTGTTGTGTGACAGTTGATTAAATATAAAATAATTAATAAATTGATGTCATAATTTAAAACAAAGTCGTACCTTTGCCTCACCATCTTAACAAAATAGTTGGTGAGGCTTTTATATGTAAACAAAAATCATAGGAATATGGATAAGATAAAAACAAAATTGAAATTTATTAAGTCAGACCGTACAGAGTCATGGGTAGGATTTGTTTCTATCAATACTAAAACCGGTTACATTAAGGGCGTTAGAGAAGACGCAAAGGGTCCTAAAAAAGTATGTATTGTAACACATGAGCTAGAGCCAATTATTGAGCCGAATGTGCTTTATGATGTACAAATGGTTCCTATGAAAAATGAAAAGGCTGGATACATCGTTGTAGCAGCGGAACCACATGCTTTTGATGCAAAGATTACTTCTACAGTTGTAAAGAACGCTGTGTATTTAGTGGAAGTAAAGTTCGGAAACAAGACAATCAAATACGATCCGCTGGATGGGGTCAAAGATTCTGTTCGTACTATTGATGGGGTTGTAGAGGAACTGTCAAAACGTAAAGACATCAAAAATCTATTGCTGGTAATTGATGATTTCTGTAAGTCAGCAAACATTGTATTAACCGCATTCCAGAACGATGGTCATTATGTCGCAGCAAAAAAAGTTCTCAAAAAGTAGAAAACCTAAGCTTCCGAGAAAAAGAAAAAAGGCTTGTATAAAAGCACAAGGACGTGCTTCGTATTATAGCACTGTTAATCTTGCTAAAGTAGAAGGAGAGTGGCCTTGTAAATTTTGGGTTAATTCGACAGTAGAAATAAAACCGGTAATGATAAATGGTGCTGTGGCTCTTATTCCCACACCCGCTCAATATTGGTAGAATATGATAGAAATTCCAGTAGAGGGAATAGCTACAGACGCAGCTCATTCCACGAAAAATAAAATAACAGAGTTTCAGGGGATAGATTTACGGACCGGTAAGCGGATCTTTTATCAGAACCTGGGTAATAAAACGGTGAATATTGGTGAGTTCTTAGGTGTTGTTGAAGCAGCAAAATATATCATAGAAAATGATTATTCTCCCAGAATTATCTATACAGATAGTATAACAGCTATAGCTTGGTTTCAAAACAAAAAAACAGCATCCAAGAAGAAATGCAAAGAACTTCAGAAAGCCGAGATATTTCTTAAAGCTCTTGCATGGGATGTTGATACAATTGAAGTCAGACACTGGAACAACAAAGAATGGGGTGGGACCCCTGCTGATTTTGGAAACAAATGAAAATAAATACAATATGAAGATTAAATTTCGCGTTGGTAATAAGAAAGTTAAAACTTTATGGCTCTTATTCCAATTTCTCTTTTGTATATATTTCTTCGTAATGGCCATTACGGAAGTATATCAAAGCTGTAGTATTGATTATACTTGGACAACTTTGAGTATATATGTTAGTGGAAGTGAGATAACTTGTGTACTAATATTAATGGGGCTGTTATTGAGTTTTTGCACTATCTTATCAAGCATGGCTGATTTCTTATCAATCTTAGCTTGTTGGGTGCGTTATTTTACGACAAAGAAAAACTGTGCCGCCAACCACGACACAGAGTTAGATGCAAAATAATCAATTGAAAGTATAGGACACTGCTGTTGATTACAAGTTAAACAAAGACATTAAACGCTCTATTCCTTTTAGGATGCAGGATAAATTGAGCAATCTGACATTAAAGTAAGTTTCGGTGTGTTTTACCTCAACTTGATTGGATTTAATGTTTGTCTTAGTTCTCTTTGCTTCAATATTCACAAGGCAGTGCTCCTTGCTTTTAGTTACCATTGCAAATACAAAGTTATGTATTTTGAACTTACAAACAGTAGAATCTCCTAATTAAATTAATTATAATATGAAAGAGCAAATCATATCTGAAAGGGCAAATATTATTGCCAATTTGAGACAATTGGTTCAGTCCTTAGTGGAGTTGAATATGAGAGCTAAAACACACGTGTCTTCCAATAAGGCAGACATTAAGAAATTGAGAAAAGACAATAAAGAGTTGGAGAAGATGAAAATCCGAAACTCATTCTTTATCCGGATTTTTTCTTTGTTCTTTAAGTCTTGATAAGATGATGCCGCAATGGTGGAATTGGTAGACACGATGGACTTAAAATCCATTCGTCCGAAAGGACGGTGCAGGTTCGACTCCTGTTTGCGGCACAATGACATAAGTCAACAAGAGTTCTTTGAAATATACCAAACTTAATATGCGATGAAAAAGTATATAGAACAATTCTTTTTTATGATAGCGGTCTTATTCATAGGCAATAGAGTATTCAATCATGTTGACGCTTGGTTGGGAATTGCTATATGTTTTGGGGTTTGCTATCCAGTTATTAACATCATTAAATTAATTATCAAAAAACATGAAAACGAAGATTAAGTTTATGTTGGTTGCTCTTATGGCAACAGTGATTTTTTCATCTTGTGAGCGTGTTGCTCCTAACTATGCCGGTGTCCTTATGGAGAATTATGGTAAGGAAGGTAAAGAAGATTTTAAGATTGTATCCGGAAAAGTTTCCACATGGGAATGGGGAACAGAGTTGTTTCAGGTGCCATTGTTTGAACAGCGTGGAGGATTTCAGAAATCAGTTACCCTAAAAGCTGCTGACAATACAGAGTTCAATGCTACTCCGTTATACTCATATAGAGTTATCAAAGACAAGGCAATTGACGTTGTTTTTGATAATAAACATATCGGAAACGGAGATGGATTTATGAGATCTTTGGAAGACAATATTCTGGAACCACGTATTTACGACCTTATTAAAGAAGAAAGCCGGAAATATAAAACAGATACACTTATGGCTGATGGGGGTTCTTTAGCTTTTGAGAAGAAGCTGGAGGATATTGTTAGGGCGGAATTTAAAGATAGAGGATTGGACCTGAAGTCATTTTCAGCCCAATTAGAATTTAGTGATCGAGTCCGGGAAAAGATTGATAATAGAAACGAGGTTAACACTAATATTTCCGTTATTGATCAGAAAATCGAAGAGCAGAAAAAGCAAAACGAACTGGAAAGATTAAAAACCGAACAGGCTCTTATCACATCGAAAGGGTTAACTAAAGAAATTCTATATAAACAGTTTATTGATAAATGGGACGGAAAAACACCGCTGTATGGGGTAATTCCAGAATTTCTGAAGATGACGAATTAAAACTCATAAATAAATTGGAAAGAGGAGGGGTGCGATCCATGTAGTTTCCAACTTTGGTTTCGCTGGGATGGCTGCATGGGTTGTTAAGAAGCATCTTGGAAAAATGTTTTGCACCCCTTTATTCCTCTGGATGGAAATTATGTAAAATGCTTGAATGCCTGTGAACCGATCGTATTTCACATTCCAAATGGCAAGAAAGCTCAATTGTTGTTTTTACGTCCTACGGACGGCTTATCGTCTTTTGATTTCCTGTATAAGAGTTTGTATCTCTCGTACAAGGAGGACAAGCAACAGCAAATAAATTTCCATTGCGGCTGCAAAGTTAAGGATTTTGCAGTGATGGGCAATAGTTTAATTGGTAGAACGTCCGTTTTTAACGGAAAGTCCGGGTTCAAGTCTCGGTTGTCCAACGAATTATAAATAGCCTGTAATATATTAAAAAGAGAAACTTTAATTATTTTTTAACTTATAATATACATTATGAAAATTGTTTTTAACAAATCATCTTTTGAGTTTGACGGTTTAAATGTTGTATTGAGCGTTATACTATTATATGCGGCGTTCAATAACGAGTTGTCTTTTAATCCCTTCTATTTGGATTCTGTATGGCTAAAAGGTATATGGATAGCTTTTTTGATTATTCTATTTATTTTATTGATACTAAGAGGTATTCTCTTAGTCATTTAACTGAAAAGGATATTCAAAGAAAAGAAAGTAAATAAAGACAATTAATGTGTTAACGCTTTCTATTAAATGCCGGTGAAAAATCCGGCTGTTTGCTCGGTTCGTTTATCGGAAAGGACATCTGCCTTTCGAGCAGAAAAGAATGGTTCGACTCCATTACCGAGTACAACAAGCCCGAAGTACAAGGGAACGAACATGCAGGTTATGTTGAGACAAGTCAATATACAAGTAAACTAAGCCCTGTCCGGAATCGTTGGTCCGGGAGTGTGATACCGAGCTATTGGTAGAATCGGTATGTTAGATGTCTTTATGGGAGTGTTCGATTCCTCCACCATCGCCGAAAGGGGATGGGTCGGTTAGGGAGATAAAGACATCATTTGCTCTTATAGCTTAGTGGTAGAGCAGATGACTGTTAATCATCAGGTCGGTGGTTCAAATCCATCTAAGAGCGCATTTAAGGTTAAAAAGATTGTTATTGGATTAGCTTATTTTTCTTTCCGCGAAGCTGTGAAGTTGTGAAACTTCCAGCTATCTGGTTCATTAGCCAAGTGGTAAGGCAATGGTCTACAAAACCATGATCGCAGGTTCGATTCCTGCATGGGCCTCATAAAAATGGGGAGTTGAAATTACTCCCCAAAGATGACAACCATAGGGCTAATATGGTTGTGAAATCAAAATGACAGCGGCTATTCGCAAAGTTGAATCAAAAGAGATATGACAGCTATAATTGTCTGAAGGACAACACAGATTGCAACTATATTGTCTCTTCGCTCTTGGCTAAAATGATTCGATTTACCCGTAGGTTTAGTTATATTGCTTGCAAAGGTAAGTGAAATTTGCGATAAACTGTCTTTTGAGAGAAAAACAATCGTTTTTTTGTAATCGGTTGGTAGATAAGACTTAAAGAGTAGAAAGTTCGGTAGCCGGTAGCGATTTGGTAGCTGTGCGGGTTTCGCTGCATTGCTTCGCTCTGCTCTTGGAACTGATGCAAATATAGGAATTTTGACCGAAAAAGGGAAATGTTTCGGGGATTTTTTATTTTTCGGGATTACCGGAAAAGCATAAAATCAGGAGGCGGTGCAAAAAACGAGGTTGCACCCGTGGTTTTACTCGAAGTGTAAAATGTTGATTTTCAGTGTGTATTTCTGTGGTGCAAGGTGCAGCTATATTTATATATATAGCTGCACCTTGCACCCCAGCCACACAGGGCTGTTTTGCGGCTTGCACCGATATTCTTTTAAGTTTCTGTAAATGAGTTGGTTTTGAGTTTTGGTGTTTGTTTCGGGGGAAAGGTGGGATGAACGGGATGTTCCGATAGGGCTTGGCGGCTTCGTGTTTGCCCTGCAAGGGCTTGGCAGGTGGGGTGGCTGGAATGTCGGGCTTAGGGCAGTCTTGGGGCTTTTATTCAATCCTTTGCCCTTTGCGGTCGATGTAATACCAATCATCGCTTTCCCAATAGTGGTATTCCCCATCCGAACCGGGAGCTTCTTCCAGTTCTCCCGTGTCGGTTACTTTCGCCTTCCCGTTCTCGAAAGGAAAGCCAAAAGCGAAGCGTGGTTCTACGAGGGTATTGCCATGCTCGTCCGCATATCCGATACGCCCTTTTTCATCGACGATGCGGTAAACGCCTTCCTGCACGGGGTCGTTGCCGTTGTCATACCGGTACGGGACATAGAGGCTTGCGGGATGGCTGTTGCCGGAGGATATGGCCGTGCAGCGGTCATGATAAAGGGTGAACAGCCGTATTTCAAGCAGGATGGCAAGGACTGCAAGCACCGTGCAGACAAGGAAACGGAGGCGATAGCGTTGCCGTACCGATACATGGAACGCCCCGTAATAGTCGTGCATCATGCGGTAACGCTCCTCGGTATAGATGCGCATATTCCTCCAGAGCAATACGGGGAACGGCAGTATCAGCGGGAAAAGCGTAAGGCGGTCGTCTGTTTCGTAAAGGAAGCGGACAGCCGGAGTGCCCAAGAACTGTAAAGCGATGGCGACAGGAAACAGGAGGCAGGCGAACTGGACCACACTGATGACCGCAAAACTACGATCCGGGAAGCCGTGCCGACAACTGCGCCACGCCCAATAAAAGAGGTGGTCGAAGAATCCGGGGAGCTTCGGCCGACTGGTTCTTTTATGTGGGGAGGCTTTCTTCATACGTTGCGGCTATATAGGTGCAAATAAAACGTATTTCTTCCAAACGGAAAAGATTTTTGCGGTGAAACTTTTTGAGTGATTGGACTTTTCACTATTTTTGCTTTGATGTATAACGGTTCGTCCGTAAGGTATGAATTTGGCTTTTTCTGTTATTGCTATGGAATGGTTCGATAAGATAAGCGAGTTTATGGAGGGTCTGCCGGAGTGGTTGCAGGCGCATCCGAGGTACGGCTACCTGATCGTGGCGGGAATCCTGCTGCTGTGGCTTGTGGGGATTGTCTGCGGATGGCGGTGGACGTACTCCCGTCCGGGAAGTTGGGAAGGGAATTTCTGGCTGGGTACGCTGGGTGAAAGGAGTTACCGTTTCTGGCTGGGGCTGATCGTTGCCGCCGCAACGGGATGCGCCCTGTTGCTGTTCTTCGTAACGGGATAAGCAAGCGGAAAACAAGGAAAGGAGGAAGCTATGTTCAAGGAACCGGCATACTGGATGTATTACTTCTGGAGCAAGAACAAACGTGCAAGGAAAGACAAGGCGGTTATCTCCAATGCCACGTGGACGATGGCAATCCTGTGGCTTCTTAACCTGATGGCTCTCCATCTTTTGTTCGAGGCATGGGGATGGGATATGCTGACGGGCTGGTTCTCTTCCCTGACGGACAAGGTGGAATGGAGCAGGTTCAACCCGGTTGCCTATCTGTTCGCCGCAGCGACGCTCGCTCCTTTTATCTGGATTGCCAGAAAGCTGTATTACCGTCCTGCGAAGCTGAAAGCGATGCAGGCGAAGTACGAGACAGTGGGCGAATACCGGAAATTGCTCGGTCAATGCCTGTTCTGGCTGTATGTTATCGGCAGTTTTGCATCGTTCTTCATTATAGCCGAACAAAAGAACCATTCCAAGGAGCAACCACTGATCGAAAGGTTGCAGGAGATACGGGACGGCAAATATCCCGTTGAAAAGACGCACTCACCAACCGGCGAATGACTTTCTTCCGGCTCCCCCTGCTTACTGTCATGCCGTTCTGCGGGTGGAACCGGTACAGCCTTTCTGTTTTTTCACGACTGAATATCCGAACCTATGGAGCAAAATCCGAATCTGTAATTCAAGGAAATATCGTGACCGATACGGGGTGTCGGCAGGACATCTATTGCAAACAATTTGTAATTTCGTGTAAGATTTGTATTATTTAATATCGTGTTGAAACAAAATGAAACAGAATCTTACACTAATTCTAATGAATGAAGCCGTCCGGGAGGGATGGCGGGAATGGATGGAAAAGGTACGCAGGGTATTGCCGCAAACGGATGCGGAGCGTCCGGTGACATGGATTGCGGCGGAACGGCTCGCACGGGAGAACGGACGGATGGTGCGGCTGGTGGAGCTGCTGCGGGAACACTGCCCCGTACTTTCGTGCCGGGTAAAGGAGGAAGCCGGGCTGCTGATACTGGTCGCCTATCACCGCCACGGAAGCTCGTCAGACTTCCTGCTGGAAACGGCGGAGGCGTATTTCCGGGAGAAGGACTGCAGAGGATTCCTGTTCCTCTGCCGGATGCAGGCAAGCATCAACGCCTACGACGAATACCCGCACCTGAACGTGCTCTGCAACCGTCTGGCGGGACTGCTGTTCCGCTTCCGCCGTGAACGGGCGTCCGAGTACCGCAAGGGCATACCGCCGATGTTCGGCAAGGCGGACTTGCAGGAGGTGGAAAAGTACCTGCCGCACCTGCGGGGCTGCTCGTTCCGGGAAGAAATCGCACTGGCTCTGCCCAAGGTGAAGAACGTGGAGGAACTGGCACGGGAATGCGCCATGTCGGTCAATACGCTGGGACGGCGTTTCAAGGAGGAGCTGAACACCACTCCGCACCGCTGGCTGACGGAACAGCGGAAAGCGCACGTAACCTCCCTGCTGGCGGACACGGACATGCCCCTTCAAGAGATTGCCGACGTGTGCGGCTTCGCCACTCCGAGCTACCTGTGGGACTTCTGCAAGAAGCACCTGAAGGCTACTCCTGCCGAAATCCGTGAAATCGCCCGGTGCGCCCGTACAGTTTAGCCTCCCTTTTCCAGCCCTGCCGTGAAAAACCGACCGTCCGGGGTCGATTGGCGGACAATCCGAATCCGGCGGTGAGGATTCAGAACGTCCGTTTCCCTGCCGTCCGCTAACTTTGCGCCCTTATAAACAACATGAAACAAGATTTATATGGAAGAATATTTTAACGGGCTGCTGAAGGAGGTGGATCAGCGCATGGCGACCACAGCCCCCGGCATGGACGGCAAGGAGGTGATAGGCGTCTGCCGTGAGATGGTCTCGTACCTGAAAGGCAAGAACCGGGAACTGAAGGAGTACGCCCTCGCCCATCCGTTCGCCGGGGACGCGAAGGAGATCCTCTACTTCAAGTATTACAAACCCGCCCTGACGGGCAGGCTGCTGTACTATTACCGGGTGTACCAGATAGAGAGCGGCTGCCCCGCCTGCCTGCGTGTCGCCGAACCGTACTACCGCAAGGCGATGGAGCGTGCCGAGCGGATGATGGAACGCTACCTGCCCTTTTACCAGTATTATCACAGCGGGGCGACGTACCGGGACAGCTACTATTTCCTGCGGGCGAAGGGCGAGCTAAGCCCCGAGAGCGGCAGCTTCGTGCTGGACGAGGAGGCGGAGTTCTCCACGGGCTACGACATACTGGCGGCACGGCTGATCTCGGTGGAGATGCTGCTGGTACACTTGAGCCGCCGGATGGAGCGTGCGGCGCAGGGGACGGAGACGGAAGCCGTGCCGGAGAAGGAACACCGCTGGACGAACACGAAGGTTGCCGCCATACTGCTCGTCTATGGCATACACGTGACGGGAAGCGTGGACGAGGGCAACGCCGAGATCGGCGAGCTGGCTGCGCTGTTCGAGAAGCATTTCCACGTGGATCTGGGCAACGTGTACCACGCTTTCGGCAGGCTGCGGGGGCAACAGAACCCGACGGCGTTCTTGGACGAGATGAAGGAGAGGCTGCTGAAAAAGATGCGGGACATGGATAGCCGGTAGCAAGTTGGCAACGGGGCGGCAGAGACGGCAGGACACGGGAAGGGAGCGTCCGAAGGGCTGGAAAGAGCCTTCCGGACGCTCTTTTTTACCCCGTCTCGGTCCTTTTTACCGCCCGGAACGGCGGCAAGGGCGAAAATGCGCCCCGAAAAAAAATCTTTGCCAAGGTGCTGGTATAGTGGCAGGAAAAACCGGCGAATCGGGCGACATTTGCGGCAGAAACCTAAAAATGAGTACGACAATGGAAATAATGACCATCGAGAGCAACGCCTACCGCCTGCTCGTGGAGAAGATCGAGAAGATAACCGCCTACGTGGAGGAATCCCGGAACCGGGAGGAAACGGAGCGCAAACGGAAAGAGGAAGCGGAAAGCCCTGTGACCAAGGGACGGAAAGCCGACCCGAAGTGGATGACGCACAAGGAGGTGTGCGAGGCGCTGGACATCAGCCACCGCACCCTGCAACGCTACCGCCAGAAGAACATCGTCCCCTATTCGATGATCGGGCGGCAGATACGCTATCCCCGGCAGGCTGTCGAGAGCCTGCGTGAGCGGTGGATGGTGGAGACGCCCGCCGCCAAGATCGACCGGATGATAGCGGAACATCCCCTGCATAACCGAAAAAACGGAAGCTATGGTAAGAAAGGAAGAAGTGCTGGCAAGAACCAGTAACGGGCTGGACGTGTTCCGCCACTACCTGCCCGTGAAGTGGCGGGTGGGCAGGAACTTCCTGAACCCGCTGTACGCCGACAGCAAGGCTTCGTGCAACGTGTATTACGACCGCCGGAGCGGTACGTACCGGATGAAGGACTTCGGCAACGGGGACTATTCGGGAGACTGCTTCTTCCTCGTGGCGAAGCTGAAAGGGCTGGACTGCCGGAACGCCGCCGACTTCGTGGAGGTGCTGCACACCATCGACCGGGAGCTGTGCCTCGGACTGGACGGGGACAGCCCGACCGACGGGACGGTGGGAACCGGGGGCTGTCGGAGATTGCGGCTCGTGCCGGGCGCAAGGGGCGGCGGTGCCGGGGAAGCCGGAACGGACACGGAAGAGGCGGCTGTGTCCGCCGACCGTCCCGAACCGAAGCCCTACCGGGCGGCGGAGAAGCCCTTCACCGAGGGGGAGCTTGTCTACTGGGGCGCATCGGGCATCACCGTGGAGGTGCTGCGCCGCTACGGGACGGTATCGCTCGCCGAGTACCGGGGCGAGACGAGGGAGGGCAAGGCGTTCGGCTTCAGTTCCACCCCGGCGGAACCGATGTTCGGGTACAGGGGGAAATGGGGCGTGAAGGTCTATCGCCCGATGTCGGAGGTGCGCTTCGTCTATGGCGGGCACACGGGCGACAACTACTGCTTCGGGCTGGAGCAACTGCCCTCGAAGGGCGACCTGCTCTTCCTCACGGGCGGCGAGAAGGACGTGCTGACGCTGGCGGCGCACGGCTTCCACGCCATCTGCTTCAACTCGGAGACCTCGGTCATCCCGGCGAAGACCGTGCGCAAGCTGGTCTATCGCTTCAAGCACATCGTGCTGCTGTACGACACGGACAAGACGGGGCTGGAATGCTCGGAGAAGCACCGTGCGCAACTGGCGGAGTACGGGGTGAAACGGCTGGTGCTGCCATTGTCGGGGACGAAGGCGGAGAAGGACGTGACGGACTACTTCAAAGCCGGGCACACGAGGGAGGAGCTGATGGGGCTGTTCCTGAAACTGCTCGACACGCTGTACGGGGACACGCTGGCGATGCTGAAATCGTGCGAGATCGACTATGACCACCCGCCCGAACAGGCGGTCGCCATCGTTACCGCCGGGGACGTGCCGTTAGGCTCGGAAGAGAACATCCTCTGCATCACGGGCGGTGAAGGGACGGGCAAGAGCAACTACACCGCCGCACTGGTCGCCGGGGCGATCATGGAACGGGAGACGGACGCCGATCTCTTGGGGGTGCGGGTGGAACCGAACCGCAAGGGGCGTGCGGTGCTGCTCTACGACACGGAACAGAGCGAGCAACAGCTCCACAAGAACACGGGGCGGCTGCTGCGCCGTGCCGGGCGTGAGCGGATGCCGGAGTATCTGCACGTGTACTGCCTGACGGGGATGTCGAGAAGCGAGCGGTTGACCGCCATCGTGCAGAGCATGGACCGGTACCACTACCTGCACGGGGGCATCCATCTGGTCGTCATCGACGGGGTGGCGGACCTGATCCGCTGCGCCAACGACGAGGCGGAGAGCGTGGCGCTGATTGACGAGATCTACCGGCTGGCGGGAATCTACCGCACGTGTATCGCCGCCGTGGTGCATTTCGTGCCGAACGGACTGAAGCTGCGGGGACACCTCGGCAGCGAGCTGCAACGCAAGTCCGCCGCCATCCTCTCCATCGAGAAGGACGAGAACCCGGAGGTGTCGGTGGTGAAGGCGTTGAAGGTCAGGGACGGCAGCCCGCTGGACATTCCGCTGATGCAGTTCAGATGGGACAAGCAAGCCGGGATGCCCGTCTATGTGGGCGAGAAGCCGAGGGCGGAGAAAGAGAAGCGCAAGGAGAAGGAGCTGGCGGAGATGGCACGGGAGGCGTTCGCCCGGCAGGAGAAGTACGGCTACATCGAACTGTGCGAGCTGATACAGGAGATGCTGGAAGTGAAGGAACGGACGGCGAAAGGCTACATCCGCTATATGCGGGAAAAGGAAATCATCGAAAAGGAGGGCGACTGCTATGTACACGGACAGGGAAGAGTTTGAGGGCTGGATGGAGCGCATCATGGAACGCTTCGACCGGACGGAGAAATTGCTGGAAAGGGTGCTGAAGAAGAACAACACGCTCGACGGCGAGGAGGTGCTGGACAACCAAGACCTGTGCCTGCTGCTGAAGGTGGGCATCCGCACGCTGCAACGCTACCGTGCCATCGGGGTGCTGCCGTACTTCACCATCAGCGGCAAGGTGTTCTACCGCACGAAGGACGTACACGAGTTCATCCGCACCCGTTTCGCCGACGTGGAGGAACGGGCTGCGAAACGCAAGGAGAAGGAAGCCCGGAAAGAGGAAAGGCGCAGGAAAAGGGGGCTGTTCCCGTGAGAATGACATTTTTCTGACGGTGCTTTTAGTGGATGAAGCCCTGCCGGATCGTGAGATTAGGCGGGGCTATTGTTTTGTTATTCGGGAAGTTTCCGTATCTTTGTTCGCACGAAGACAGAAGGCGGTGCTTTCGGGCACGCCCGCTGTCGTGACATAGAAGATTCATGCCCGGCTTGGAAACAGGCAGGGATTGATATACATATTGTACGTTCGCTGAACGTCTTGGAATAGAAAACTGGTAATTTTTGACAAACAGGACGGATGGTGTAATGCACATGCTGTATGCTTATACGGCGTGCGCTTACCTATTCTGTTTGTCGGGTATACCAGTGCCTCTATTCCGGAATAGCGTGAGTTCACGCTGTTCTTTTGGGTGCGAGGCGGACATAATCCTTAAAAACACATTGATATGAAACAGATTACCTTGCACGTGTACCAATCCATTGACGGTTGTCCGGTCAGATCGGACAAGTATTTCGATGCGGCGGTGGACGCCTCCGGCTGCGTGCTGATCGACGAAGAGACCTACCTGCGCATTTACCTGAACCATCTGGGCTGGCCGCTCACGGCAAAAGAGACTTTGGTCGTGACGGACGGCTGTATTGACCTGACGGAGAAGGAACGGGTGCGGTTTGTTACAGGGGATGCGGCAGCGGAACTGCGGGGAATAAAAGCGGACGGCGAAGGTACGGTAACGGCTTACGGAGCGGAAACCGGGGCTTTGCTCTTGGATAACGGGCTGGCGGACGAAATCGTGGTGATAACCGTGCCGGTGCTGGTCGGCGGCGGCGAGAAGGCACTGGAGTGCGGGCTGAACGACGGCAGGACGTGGATCGTGCGGTCGAGCAAGGTATTGGAGGACGGGAAAATCCGGACGGTGTACGGAAGGGTATGCCCATGAAATGCAAAAAGCCACTGAAAAGTGGCTTGGGTCATTCAGGAAAGGATGACGGGTTATAAAAAAACGACCCGCCGATTTGAGCATTATCAAGAGGCTTGGCAGGTTCTACTGGCGCAAAGATAACGAAAATATCCTGAATGGCAAAGAAATATTAAATTTAGGCAACGGTGTTGCCTATTTCCAAATATCCTCGCTTTCCCAATCGGACGGAAATCCCATCGCTGCCGTATCTATATTAGGATAGGCAGCCAACAAGGTTTTCAGCTTGTCCTTGAAACTGTTATTAGGCGATACGGTATAAAGGAAATAACGTATCATGCAGATACGGTAATACATCCTGCGCTTGTCTGTCCGGGAAGAGTCAATCCAACCGTATTTTGTCCTGCGTGGTTCCGTGGTGATGGTCGCCAGTTCCCTGTTCCATGTCCGACAATGGTGGCAACACATATTGCGCAAGCCAGCCAGAATGACAATCCATGAACTGAACACCGGGACTTGCAAACCGAAATGTTGGGCGACACGTTTTTTTATCACATTATCTTTCAGGTTCGTGTAAATCCTGCAAAGCAATCCTAACGGCAGAATTTCAGCAATCATCCATGCAGGCGGATAATCGTCCGTATAAGCGGAACGGAAATGGAGTATAAAGTCTTCCTTTGATTTTTTCAATTCCGCATCTATCGTGTCCTGTGTGTATCGGAAACTCTGCATATTGAAAAAATATGCAGGGTTGGTAATCCAAAACAAATCGTTAAAATATTCGCTGACCGCATTGGTTATGCAACTGCGGATAGCCACTTCTATCTTCTCTATCTCGTTAAAGAGCAACAACCTTAGTTTGCGGTCGAAACGATACATGTTCAACGCCTGCACGAAAGTTGCCCCCGGCTTGTACAGATGTTGTTCCTTTGGGAACTTCAACAACGGATAGAAGTAAGCACTTAGACGGAAATAACCGATATTGTAAATATATCCGGCGGCTTTTTCCTCGTCCGCTATTAACAAACCTCTATTCTTTAAAAGGACAATATGCTGTTGTGGGGAGTAGAATGTTTTGGTAAACAGTTGTTTCAT